AACTCGCCGATGAGCCCGAAGGCTTCGAACCCGATCCGCTGGATCCAGATGATCTGATACCGCTGGATTGGCCCGATGTCCCACTGGAGCCAGATGACCCCGATGATCCAGAGCTTCCGGAACTCCCCGAGCTGCCAGAGGAACCGCTTGAACCTGATGATCCCGAGCTACCACTCGATCCAGAGCTTCCCGATGAACCGCTCGATCCCGACGACCCACTGCTGCCAGAGCTACCGCTGGACCCAGAATATCCGCTGGTCCCTGAGCTGCCGCTTTGCCCGGAGGAACCAGAGCTTCCGTGGGATCCAGGAGGATCGCCGGATCCTGAGGACCCGCTGCTACCGCTCGATCCCGAGGAGCCACTTGAACCCGACGAGCCAGACGAGCCGCTAGAGCTCGACGATCCAGAGGGGCCCGACGAACCGGATGATCCACTGCTGCCCGATGAGCCACTCGAGGATTGCTCGCAGCAAACAATGGCGTAGATGGGCAGACCGTCGTACCCCACATAACGCATGAGGTAACGACCCATCTGAGGAAACTCACAGCTAGATACCGCATACAAAGGTTCTCCATCAACCATTCCTAGAAAGTGTCCGAGCTGGCGTTTGGGGCCTTGCCCAGAGCGTTTTTGCGTACAGGTCGCCGCATAGACAGGAAGGCTTTCGACCGACCCGTTTACAGCAGTGGCGATATACCGACGTGAATACAGAGTCATTTGTTGGCATCCACCACCTTGCAGTCGAAGACGCTGCCCCACGATTTGGACGCGACATCGAACTTCTGGACCACCCCTGGGTAATAGCCGTTGCCATCGGGGATATTGCTTGTGATGAAAACGATCTCTTCGTAGTTGGCATCATCGAAGCGGATGACTGCCCAGCGAACTTCGCCAGTTGATTCGATCCACAGCACCGATGCAGGTCCATGAGGAACGCTGCGCAGATAGCCGTTTTGACCAACGATGGTTTCGGCTGCGGTGTAAGCCACTGCACCGACCGAAACTCGCGTGATCACACAACCACCAATAGCTGCGGTTCCGATGAGGCTGTTTTTCAATGGTTCGAGCAAGACACCGAATCGAGGTCCAGTTCCCGCGCCGGGGACCAAGCCTTGGAAGCTGACTTGGCGTTTGAACTCCTTGAGATTAGCCGCCGGAGTAATAATGGGCGTGCCCAGTGCGACGATTGAAAAGCGATCGAGGTCAACGCCGGTTTGATTGCGTACCTTGGCGAGTGATGTTTGCCGCGAGGTTCCCTCTGCGTGGGAAAACTGGTCGTGCCGCTGGTTCTTTTGATCTTGGGACAAATCCACCAGAGCGTTCCAAGCCTCGGCCGGAATCTTTAATGGATCACCAGGAAGTACTTTGCGGAATTGGTCTCCCACGCTTTACACTCCAATCCCAAGGCCACTGAAGTCGCCGTATGGATAAACCTGCTCGACGTAAGCTGCGACCGGTCTCTTGATGAGTGCTTTGGCGGTAGGATCCTCATCATCGATGAAACGAACCCAGAGATATTGCCATCCTTCTTTGGCAATGCCGGTGATGCTTCCTAAAGAAAGGCCGGCCACGTTCGGGCTGGCTGCAAATCGGAATGTGATCTCCCAGTCATCAAGGCCGCGTTTCGAGCCACTTGCACCAAGGAATAGTACCTCCCCTTTGGCAAATCCCTTAAAGGCAGCGCCATTAATCTTGCCAGTAAGATTGAACAAGGCGAGCTTGTACGCTCCGGTCACCAGAATCTTGTCGATGTAATGGGTCTCGGTGAAATTGAACACCGGTACCGTGATGTCGGTTCCTTCGACCCGGTCGTCCGTAACTCCGATGGCACCAAAGAAATCAGGTGCCGCGAATCCCGATGCAGAGTACTTGCCGACATTGGCGATGCTCTGTGAGATATGCTGCGTTCCACCACCGGTATCGAACGAGTATTGGGACTCGCTTTTCCATTTGACGTATCGCGCGGTTCCTTCCCAAACACCGTTACCCAAATGGATGATGTGGTAGTCATCGAGGAACAGATCGCCGACCTTGGCAGGGATCGTCGAGGCCATGAGACCATTGGCTGTCGCGTAATCCTCGGTGTTCATGATCATGTAGATCAAATCCACAGTTGGATTGTCTTTGCTTTCGCTGATCTCTTTGGAGTCAAAGCGTTCGATGATGACAGGAGCAGGCATTGGAATCTCCTATCCGAATACCAAGCCACCACGGTCGGCTTGCTGAACGAGTTTTTTGGTATTGGCAGCGACCTCTTCGCTAGCCCGAGCGGTTCGTTCCCCAAGGGAGTCGGCACCGAGGTTCATCGCAGCGATGGGGTTGAAGGTCCCCACGACATCCGTTTTCTTCCTGGTTTCGGCGAGGGATTGATCCAAGCCGCCCATGTCTGGTAAACCGAGCCCAGACAATGAGAATTTGCTCGGTGACCCTGGGGATGTTTCGGCGCGTTTGGTTGCTGCCTCGCCAAGAGCTGCTTTCCACTCACCTCTGGCTTTCTCGAGCTCAGCAGCCGAATCGGCTAGTGCCTTCTGATTGGCTGCCTCTAGAGCCGATTGCTCTTGGGCCTGCATGTCCGAGAGTGCTGACTGCGCCCCTTGGCGATCTTGCTCGATCTGATTGCGAGCCTTCTGGCGCTCTTTCTCACGATCGAGGATCGTTTGGTTCTGAGAGTTGTTGATCAAGTCATCTTGGCGAGCGATCTCGTCATTGATCTTGGCGATCTGGTCCTCGGCGTTTGTATCTCCAAAGAGACCTTGGATGCGGGCCCAGACCTTTTGAAAGAATCCACTGAATCGATTCCATCCTTTTTGAAGCAGGCTTATAAGGACCGTCCAGCTGTCGGCAATGAAGTGGGTGGTTTCAAGCCATCCGGTTTGCAATCCAGCCCAAGCGTCGGTCATAAGACCTGCGACGCTATAGACCGCACTTTGGAAGATTCCAATGAAGAACCCTTTGAAGTCGAGCCACTTCGACTCCAAAAACGCCACCCCGCGTTGCCATTCCATTTTCAAAGTGAGCCATAGGATTTTGCCAGCAAGCGCGATGTCACCTGCCGCAAGTGCATCGCCGATTCCTTTCCACGCAGCAAGTGCCGTGTCTTTGAGTTCGTTGAATCTCGCGCTCAGCCACTGCATCGCCTGCGAGCCAGCACCACTGGCATAGACGAAGTAACCGACGAGCGCCGCAAGACCAGCGATAGTCAAGCCAATTGGAGACATCAGTGCCGCGATCGCGGTACCCAGGAACGCAAACACGCTACCAACACCGGTAAGAACGGTGGCTGCCGCACCAAGCACCGTTCCGATCCCAGCGACTGCGGTTCCCAGGGCTACAATCGCTGCTCCACCAACTGCGATCGCCATGCCGACTTTGAACACAGTGATGATCAGGTCCTTGTTGTTTTTGATCCAGTCGCTCGTCGCCACAACGATCCGAACGGTCGAATCGATCATCGCTGTGAGGACCGGCTCCAAAGCAGATCCGATGGTAAACACTGCCTTTTTGAGCACTTTCCAAAGAACATCGATGCGATCGCCGAATTCGGCAGCCGCTTGAACGTCTTTAGTCCCCATGGTTAAACCAAGATCGCGTGCTTGTTGTTGAAACTCCTCGATTCCAGCGGCTCCAGCTTGAAGTAGCGGGATCAGCTGTGTGCCGGATTTACCGAAAATCGCCATGGCAGTGGCGGTCTTGAGGGTTGGATCGGTGATCTCGGACATTCGGTCCGCAATCGCTTTAAACTGCTCGTCGGGCGAGAGCTTGGAAAGCTGCGCAACACTGAGCCCCAGCGATGCGAGGGTTTCCTGGGCCGACTGCGATCCGGAGGCTGCCTCGAAGAGCATCTTTTGCATCTTCTTGAGCGATCCTTCAAGAGTAGCTAAATCGCTTCCGGATAGCTCAGCTGCAAACCCTAGTTCCGAGAGAGCTTCAACCGACACACCGGTTCGTTGGCTCATGTCGTCGAGGTCTCCACCCATGTCCGCAAACACTTTCGCAGCGCCGGCCAGTGGAGCGACGACACCAGCCCCGAGCATCGCCATTTTCGTGCCGATCCCCTGCAGGCTTTTGCCAAATGTATCGAGCCGCTTCGAAGCGTCATTGAGTCCCTTCACCAGACGAGAGTCTTTGGTGAAAAGCTCGATATAGGCTGAACCGGCTTTGATACTCGAACTTGATGCCATCGTTAATGTTTCTCTTGCATTCGATCAATGAACACGTGCTTGAGGGCTTCGATCCCAACCATCGTGCGAGGTTGAATCCGTTTCTTCGCGTGCGGGTTGAAATCCGACGGGTGATAGATCTTTGAGCGTTTGGCATCGCGATGGATGTTGGCGAGCATTGCCAGAACTGAGGAAGTGTGAGACCACAGCATCTGGCTTCGCGCTTCGCCCATCGCGATTAGCTCTCGGAGGCTGAATGGTCCGGGGTCACAACCGAGGACTCCGGCAAGGTGCCAGACGAGCTGATCCACTTCTGCGCTTCGGTTTCCGGGTCGATCGAATCGAGGATCTTCTCCGCGTGGCTGAGCACCTTGTCCCTGACGGTCTTGCCCGCTTCGATCGCCTTGCGAAGGCTCGCCCTGGCGCGGGCATCTGGGAAAAAATCGATTAGTTCCTCGACGAACGCATCGGCAGCGTTGGTAATTACATCGCCAGCGAGTGCTCTTCCGAAATCTTCGTCGGTGATCGATTGCTTGTCGGCTTGATCCTTGCACAAGCAATACAGCACGTCGGCCAGAGAGACCGGATCCGCGACGAGTTTCGAGAGTGACTTGAATCCGTCGTCGACCAGTGAATATAGATCGATTCCTAGCAATCCACGGATCCGCTTGACGGCCGCTACGTTGATCGCGACTTCCCAGGTGCGTCGGGAGTTATCCACAAAACTATGCATTTTCTAAACGCCTTCCGAAAGCTAGAGAAACGAAACGGGATTAGGCAACCGTCATCCAGCTAGGTGGATTGGCCGAGTAGGTTGGCTTGGCAGTGACCGACACGGTGATCGCTTCTTCGAGCGCTTCATTGCGCGAGAAGCTGGCGATACGAAACGTGGCTCGCAGTCCTTGAGATCCGGTGCTGCCCGCTCCGGTGATCAGTCCATCCATCACGGCGAATTCCACCGTGTTGTTGTTCAGAAATGCATCGCGAACGGCACCGAAGTCTGAGTCGGCTGTATCCCAAACCATCTCAAATTCCAGCGAAGCGTCCTTGAGGGTGCCGACGGTCGCTCGCCAGCCGTTATTTCCGCGGGTTGATACATCGGCCTCTCCTGTTTCCAGGTTCAGCGTCAAATCTCGAACGTTACCGACGAGGTCCCACGTGGGAGCCGCGTACGTCCCGGCGTTACGGTAAAGCTTTGCATCAAGTCCAAGTTTGGCTGGCATATTTGTTACTCCTTAACGAACGCTGTTGGCCCACATCGGGGGTAATCGATCTTTGACTTTGTCTAGCGCTGGACCCATGAAGGGTCGCTTTGGGTATTGTTCCTTGCGAAACCTACCTCCGAATTCATGTGCTTTACCGGCAGTGCCGACCACCGAGATGTCTGGTCCGATGGTTGCGATCCCTCTTTGCTTGTCGATCGCATAAACGATCGCACGCTTGAGTTGTCCTTTGCGAGTATTTGGAGGCGTACCTGGCATTGAAGCGGTCTGCCGACGTTTGATCGAGCGACGAGCAACCAAGCGAATCGATGCAGCAGCATGGCCAAGGCTCTTGAAGTTGCCTTGCTGAGCCTTCCGCTTGACTTTGTCGAATGACTTTTTGGTGGTGACTTTAGCTGCGATCATGGTTGTCCTTACGGTGCGGTGAATCCTTGTGCATTGACGTAGACCGCTGCACCAGTGGTGATGCACGCAAAGTTAAGAGCCGTGTTGGCAGTCGTCTTGAGTGGATTTTCAAAAATGATCTCAGCCATCGGAGCGTTAGCACTCAGGTGGCCTCGCCAGATGATCGTTGCTCCGTCTTTGAGGACGACTTCCGTTGCGACTGCCGAGTTGTTCGAGAGTTGCATCGAATTGATGTATCGCCTAAGACCGGCTCCGGCTGCGGCAGACAAAACTGCATCGGTTGTATTGATCACTCCACCAGCGACAGCGGCATAGGACCATTCGAGTTCGGGAATTTGCCACGGTCGCGTTACGAGCACCCCTTGCAGTGTGGAAACTAGATCGGCAACATCGCCGGAGGCAACGCTTGCATAGGCTGCCGTCTGGGCTCGACCGGCAACACGCACGGGATTGCCGGTAACCACAGCATCGTGGGCCGCTTGGCCAGCAACGTTAGCTGTGACAGTTCCGATGTTGGTTGTGGTTGCAGTCGCTCCGGTGAGGATCACACCTAAGCTTTGTCCAATGACGGTTTGGCCTCGACCCGCGGTCACCTCCGCAGTCAGCTCCGCATAATCCTGGCAATTGATGAACTGGGACTG